TGAGCGTGGCAATCGTGGCGCTACCGTCTGATGCAAGGACGATGTTGTTGCCGCTGGCGCTGGGGTTCTTGAGGTTGGTTGTAGATAGCGTGCTCATGGGGTCACCTCCAGGGCGGCGGGGTACGGGTAGCGGCTGCGGATCTCAGCAACCTTGGCCTGCCACTCCTCGATGGTGGCTTCACCGCGCTGCGCCTTGAAGAACAAGGGGTCGGCTTCGGTGGTGTAAGCGGCGGCGCGGGCTGCTTGAGCTGCTTTGAGAGGTTGCGCTGCCTCAAATTCGGCAAGTTTTGCCTGAACGGCTTCGTAAGATGGCTTTGGAATCTCCGGGGACCACCAAACTAAAGTCGCATAGTCCTCATCATCAACGGACCAACTAGCGCCTGGCGCCAACTCACAAAGAGCAACAGCAATGCTGATCATTGTGCCACCTCCATTGCGGTTACGGTAGAACAATTTCGTGTAACGCTGTCGTAGCCTGAGTTGAACCAAATGGTCCGGCTGCTGCTGTTTTTGGCTTGCAATTTGTAAGTTGTTGCAGATGTTGTAGACGGGGAATCTAAAAATGTTATCGAGAAGGTGTCAAAGTCGGCATAGTTATCTCCCGATCCAGCGTTGAATGCGTATTGAACAGCAAAGGGTTCAGCTCCTATAGCAGTTGATCCACGCAAAATCCTGAACTCACCATAGCCACCGTACCAAGAGTTCATCTGCGAACTCCATTGAAAGGTGACTAAAACCCTGTTGCTGGAACTGGTGGGGGTGATGGTCACCGACATTCCAGAGACATCCTGATAAGTTGACGTGCTTGCAAACGCCGTGGCCGATGTTTTTGTCGTCTGCACCACCTGCAGAATCTTCCCGCCACCTGCCCAGCTCAGCGTGCCGCTACCGTTGGTTTGCAGGAACTGCCCACTGGACCCATTACCAGTCGGAAGCACCAGTGTGTTGTTCCCGCCCACAGAGGGGCAGTCAATTTCTGTGTAGCCAGATGTCGAGCCTGCGAGCCTAAGCGTCATTGGTTTGCCTCCAAGGCGGTCTTGATTTCGTCAGGGGTAGACGCGCCTTCAATCACGTCTTGGATCAAGGCGTACTTATCGCGGATCTCTTGCCGCTTAGCTTCAGCTTCAGCAGCGTCAACACCAGGAATCTGCTTGGCGATCACCTCGTCGTAGGGGGCGAACTCCTCAGCGCGTTGCTGGCGGCGATGGTCGTGGCCGATCTCTTTGCACTTATCAAGGTCGTGCTCCACGCAGCAGTCGCCCATGACCCAGGCATTGCGGAAGGTGCGGTCGCTGGGGATGTCGGCTTCGTCCACGATCTCGTAGGGCACGCCTTCGGGTACATCCTTGAGAGCCAGTTCGACGGACTCGGTTGGGATGATGATGGAGACTCCGCCGGTCTCGTTTTGGTAGATGATTCGTTTCATGGTGCGTTAGCGGAAGATGGCGACGTTGTTAAATGTTTTATCTACAGCTGATCCACCAGCGTATGTATAACTGAATATCCTAACCGAACCAGTTGTGTAAGCCTCTATAGACATAACATTTCCACCACTGTAGGATCCGTTAATATAGGCAGCAGAAAAATTTGCGTCTGCCATAACTGTCGTGAAGTTCACCGTATAGTCCCCCGTCCCATTATCCGTAATGCTGCTCACGTTGTAGCTGGCGCGGATCGCCACCGTTGAGGTGCCGTTGAAGTTAACCCACGCTTTGCACAGTTGCCCTTGCTCAGTGGTGCCGATTTTGGCGTAGGTGACGGCGTTGGCAGCAATGTCATCCGTGGTGATCACGCCATCGGGCAGGCCGCCTGCTGTAATTCCGGTTACGGTTCCGGATCCGTTAATAGTAATAGGCATAATTAAACAATACTCCAAGATTGACCAGAACCCACAGTGACAGTGACACCACTATTAATAGTGATAGGACCAGCACTCATGGCATTTTTACCAGCGGTCAGGGTATAAGACGTGGTGACTGTTTGACCATTTTCATAGAACACATCGTCACCGCCAGCACCAGACGCACCACCTGCAGTACCCCAGCTCAGTTCACCAGCCGCATTACTCTTAAGAGCATGGCCAGCAACGGTTGCATCAGTACTAGGAAGCGTCCAGGTGACGTTGGAAGCGATGGTGGTTGGAGCCTGGAAGGCGACCCAATTACCGCCATGACCCGTGGCTTCACCAAAGCGCAGGTCAGACTGGTTATCCAGAGTGACGTTGCCGGTGAGGGTGCCACCAGAAAGGGGAAGCTTCGTAGCATCTACCGGTGCAGACCAGCTAAGGGTGCCAGAACCATTGGTAGTAAGGGCTTGACCGTTAGTACCGTCAGCAGCGGGCAAAGTCCAGGTCACATCAGAAGCGATGTTTGCAGGGCCTTTAAAGCCAACGCTGTTGAGACCGTTAGCGGTTGCTTCCCAGAAATTGAGTTGGTTTTGGTTGGTTAGGTTAAGGCCAGCTTGCTGAAAAAGTCCTTGGTAGAAATTGATTCCACCAGCTGAGAACGAGCCAATCGTTCCACCATCAACAGAAATGTTAACGTTGCCAGTACCTGTATCAGTAACGGTAACGGAAGAGTTACCTTGTCCAATCGAGTTCTTGTTGGAAAGACCAGAGTCAACGTATTGCTTGGTAGCAGCCTCTAGGTTGGCCGTTGGGTCTGCTGCCAGCGTGATCGCCCCTGTCATCGTGCCACCAGACTTAGGAAGGGCAGCATTAGCAGTGCTTTGTGCAGCAGCTGCAGCGGAGGTCAGGGTTGCATCAGCACTATCGACATACGCCTTGGTAGCCGCATGAAGGTTGGAAGACGGAGCACCCGACAAGGTGAGAGCACCAGTAAGGGTGCCACCACTCAGCTTGAGGTAACGAGTCTCTGGATCATTGGGAAAGTACTGGATCCAGTTCCAAGTACTACCAGTTGTGGTGTAAACAATACGAACTGAAAGACCAGAGCTACCAGTAAAGCCAGCAGGCTTACCAGCCAACGGAGTGAAGCTTTGGATTCCCGTGGAATCCGTGACTTCAATAGCCGTGTTATTAGACGGAGATCCAGGAATAGCTGCGACGTTAGCGACCACCGTGTAAAGGATGGCGTTAGCAACAGCTGCAATAGCTTGGTTGGCCTTAGTGTCAGCAGAATTTGCTGTAGTGACAGCGTTGCTGGCATTGGTGGAGGCAGTGTTAGCCGTAGAGACTGCACTGCTGGCATTGGTCGAAGCCGTGTTGGCAGTGCTTACAGCGTTGCTTGCGTTGGTCGATGCTGTGTTGGCAGTAGTGACAGCAGCACTGGCGTTGGTAGCTGCAGTGTTGGCAGTGCTAAGAGCGGTGTTAGCGGTAGAGAGTGCCGTAGACGCATTGGTGCTTGCGGTGTTGGCTGTGGATACAGCTGCACTTGCATTAGAGCTAGCCGTATTAGCGGTGCTCACAGCAGCCGATGCGTTAGTTGATGCAGTGTTCGCGGTGCTTACAGCGGCAGAAGCGTTGGTTGACGCTGTGTTGGCCGTAGAGACTGCAGCGGTAGAGTTGCTAAGAGCAGTGTTTGCAGTACTGAGAGCAAGAGTCGCATCAACTGTTGCAGAGTTCGACTCATTGGTTGACTCTTGTCCTACATACAGAGCTTGCAGGAAGTTATTGTTTAGATCCTGTGCCCTTACTGCAGATCCAGGATAAAAGGTTGAATACAGGTCAGTGTCGTTTGTTTCCCTGTAAATGCGGATAGCCGCCCCATTGGCAGGAGCGGCATTGAAGGAAACAGTTGTAGCGTTGGCAAGAGTATATGCAGTTGTAGCGACGCCATTCAAAGATACTTTGATGTCGTCTTCATCAAGATATGGAAAAGAAAAGGAATAGTTGGTGGTTGAGCCATTCCCCGTATAGGTATTTTCAGTAGTAGCCATTTACGCTAGGTGCAATGGGAATGGGTGGATTATTTGTTTTCAAGAATCGGAAGAGCAACGCCACGCTTTTGCATCTCTGCGCTGTACAGCTGTTGGTATTGACGACGTTCCACATCGTTTTTATTACTCAGTTGAACCTCAGCAAGACGCTTTGAGCGATCCAATGCAACGTTGATTTGTTTGTACAGGTTCTGCCACAGAGCAGGATCGGTTTGGGAACCGTTGCCCCGAGCAGTTTGAAGGGAGTCTTTCCAAGCCTTGGCATCAGTACCTTGCATGATGCGTTGCAGTTCTTTCTTGAAGTACCCTTGCTCGCCGATCAAGCTGTAAAGCTCAGACCGTTCTTGAGGGGTGTAGCGGATACCCTTTTGGTTTTTCATGAAGCTTGGACGCGAGTCGTACTCGATGTCCACCAGGAACTGACGCTCAGGGGAGAGGTCGTCAGACACCTTCATTGGGCTTACGGCGTTAAACGCACGAACAAAGAAGTTCTCGGGGTAGCCAATCTTCTTGCCATCAATCCAGTCGTGGGCATCAGGAAGAGCCGAGTTGGGATCAATGACATCAGTGAATTTATTTCGGTTACGCAGGAGCTGAGTAAACTCCATGTCCACTTCACGCAGCTGAGGAGCCAGCAGTCGGCCAAGCTCGTTACGTGCACCCGACAACGGAGCAAGGGAGCTAGCAAAGGAAGCAGTCCAACGGTTGATAGCTGCAGGGTTGCCCGACAACACATCGTTCATCGGCTCAATACCTGCAAGCATGGACTTGTTGGTAAGGTTTGCACTCAGCAGGAATCCAAGCTTGTTGATTGTTGTAGCCAGATCATCTTCAGTGACGGTATCGAAGTTATCCATCACGTCAGCCGTCAGAGCAAGGAAGTCTGCAATCGGACCCATTGCTTCGTAGCTGTACCACTTGCCGTCCCAGCCTTTGTAGGTACGGGGCTTCCAGCCAAGTTCCTGTCTTACCTTTTGGCGTTCCTTGTCGTGGTGACCATTGCCACGCAGATTTCCGTTAAGGAACATCCCAGTAGCAGCCATCATGGTGATAGTGCCTACGGCTTTACGACCACGGATTTCAGCACGCAATGTGTTGAAGGTTTGTTCAATGTTCTCGTCAATTGGCAGACCCTTGCTTGTCAAGATCTCCACAACTTCATCAACAGTAAAGTTCTTGCCAGGCATTGCCAGCTTGTTGTAGTCGTTGGCAAAGATAGAGATAGGGCTGTGCTTGTTTGCCATAGCGATGATGTTTGCTGATGTCCTGGGGAACATCAGGAACGGCTTGATGGCAGGGAACCTAGTGATGAAGCTAGACAGTGCAGTGACTGCAGGTCCATCAAGGTTCATAGCAATCTCACGGCTTGAATAATCAACAGCTTTATCCGTGATCATTCCAGTTGAGTCAAACATCTCGCTGTATTGCTCATCCAGTGCTTTACGGATTCCGTCACCGTCCAGCTTCCGACCACCATCAATGAACTTGTCGTAGATCCGACCACGTACCTCTGCATTAGCAATCACAGCTCTGGCAAAGCCATCCAGAGCAGTCATGGCGTTAGCACCAAAGCGCAGCCACGGATTGTTTGCCAGATCGTTCAGAGCCTCTGCTTTGTAGTACAGAGCCAGCGGACCCATCTCCCCACGTTGCTCAGAAGCTCGGGCAAACGAATGAAGAACATCCATTGTCCCTTCGTTCTTTTGAACAATGTCATCACGCATGATGTATCCAACAGAAGTCGGATCAGATGCAGCTTTGCGGTACACATCACTCATGTGACGCAGACCTTTGTTCATGGTGTCGATAAAAGCTGAGTATTGATACCAGCCACGCTTTAGCGTCTTGAGGTCCCCACCAAGCATTGCCCCACCCAGCACAGTGATGGGCTTTTCCATAAGCAAAGCAGTGTTTGCAAACCCAGCCTTCAACGGTGTAGAGATTGAAGTAAGGACTGAGTTGTAAATGTTTGACCACATCCCTTGAACAAGGACGTTAGGGATTTCTGGGTTACCGTCAACAACACCCTTAACTATGTCAGCAAGACTATTTTCGACAAACTTGTTCAGCTTGGAAACAGTGTCAATACTCCCATCCGTGAACTCCCATGCCATCTGCAACGGCACTAGGTACTCAGGACGTTCCTTGGAGATTGTGCGAAGAGTCTCAGCAGTGTTCTTGGCACGAGGAATGATCTGTGCAAGTGCATCATCCGTTTGGGCACGAGCGTTCTCGGCCACTTCCTTCATCTTGTTTGCATCCCCTGCATAGCGCATCCGCTGCCAGACTTTGATGTTGTTCAGGCCAGCACCACGGATGTAAGAGGCAATACCCTTCTCCACCATCAAGTACTCAACACGATCAAGGATCTGTTCTTGAGCACGTTCAATCGCTGCAGTACCGTCCATGTATCGTGCACCCTCTGCAATGTCAGACACCTGACCAGCAAGAGAGGTTGTCAGGTAAGCTTGAGCCTTTAGGGTATCCATGTTGATGTACTCATCCATGTACCCCTTGATTGCCTTCATGGCAGCGTTGTAGCCGGTATCAGTCAGGTTCTTCATTCCGTCAACTTCGTTCATGAAGTTGTCCAGAGTGCCCTTCAGCATCCCTGCATCCATACGAGGATCCAGCAGGTATTGGGCAAGATCAGTTCCAGCTTTATCGATCTGTTCAAACGTGATCTTGTTCTTGTTATCCAGAAGATAGCTGTATTTGCCAGAAGACTTGATCTGATCAACGACTCCTTTGATGATTTCCCTTCGGGTCAGGCTTTCTGCACCTAGACCTTTTTTCAGTGCAGCTTCAGTGATGATGCTTCCAAGACGTCCGTATTGAGTTCCAAGGTTGTTGGCAATACGAGCTTGGTCAACACTGGCTCCAATCACGCCCATGTCATCGACAGAACGGATGCCAGACTCTTCTACATCAAAGACATCGTGGATGCCAAAGAGGGGTTCATTTAGATCTGGATTCTTACCGATCCTGTACTCACCCAACTCATCCACAGCCGTCTCTCGCATGGCTGCAGCAGTGAGCACCTCTTCTTCTACGGTGGTAGTGCCGTTCTTGATCTTTTCAAAAGCCTTGGCAGCTTGTTCGTTTTCAGGGATCCAACGTGTAGCGTCTTTTGTACCTTTTACAGCACGCAGCAGCTTCCCAGCACCAACCAACAAGTCAGTGAAGATACCAAGACCAACACCTTCATTGATGTTCTTTGCACGCTTTACGTCCGGCGCATCAGTGTCAAGAGTTGCCCAGTCATCTGAGATCCAGCTAAAGGTTTTAGGGAACATCTTCTTCAGACTTCCCTGCAGGTTGTCGTCTGATTCGTTGAGTTTGTTTGTGGCATCAACAAAGGCACCAGCCCCTGCTGCAATGCCAGCCTCACCCATAAATTTCACGAGTGATTGCCTTCCAGCTTCCCATGCCACCTTGGCTTGAGCAGCTTTACCAGCTGCACCAAGACCTCTGGTCAGAAGGATTGTAGGGACAATAAAAGATGAGATCTCCCGAGCAGCCTGTTGAAGTTCCCCTTTGAACTTAGGGATCTTCGGCAGATCAGGAGACGGAAGAACGTTGTACAGGTCTACCGCCCAGTCAACCGTACCAGTAGGTACAGCCAGGACGCCTTCGGCTACGTCTCGTGCGTAGTCACCAGCATCCTTTGGTTCATCCTCCGGATTGGGTTTCTTGTTTGTTGATTGTGATGGTTGCTGTTGGCCTGGCGTACCAGGCTTTCCAGCTGCCGGTGCAGCAGCCTGTTGCTCGGCTGCTTGCACATCAATGATCGTCCGTTCAGATTGAGCCTTTTCCTGAAGCAGTTGGTTGCGAATCTTGTCGCTTAAAGGCTTCTCGTTACGTTCAAACTCCTCGTAAGGATTGTACATTTCTCATTTAACTAATACCCAGAATCGAGCGTACCCGCCTGGAGAGTTCTTTTTCTTTGCCAACTGGAACTTGTGAACCTGGAATATCAATAGCTAATCCTTTGCCGTGATTACCCGGATCTCCCGGTCTATCGACCGAGCCGACTTGGATGCCAGCAGCAGTTAGCTTTTTGATTGCAGCATCACGTTCCTTGCGCGTAGCAAAAGCAATGTGATCGTGGTAGTTGTCACCGCCGTGGTCTGCCCTGTAGGAAGACTTGTGGGCGGGATCACCACTCAAATATTCAATCGTACGAAACTTTCCACGCATTGTTGCGGGATCTTGCCAAGCACGACCGTAGCCGTACTTAGCAGCAGATTTAATTACATTGCTGTAATAGCTAGAGCTTTCAGCATCACCGGGGATAGGACCACGGTACTTCTCTACGTTCCCAGGCCCAGCGTTGTATGCAATTAATGCAAGACGCATGTCACCGCCAAATTGACGCTGCAGGCTAGATAGGTATTTCGCAGCGTAGTTAATACTGGCAATGGGATCGTCATAATTTACGCCAGGATGATACTCAGGCATGATTTGAGCGATACCTCTGGCGCCTTTTTTGGATCTTGTTTTGCCGTAGATAACATCATCACGCCAACGGGATTCTACTTCAAGCAAACCAGCAAGGATTGCAGGGTCAATGCCATTGGCCTTTGCAGCCGTCTGTATGGTGCCTCCAAAGCCTTTGGGTACAGCAGCAGGTTCAAAGCGTCCCATGCTGCTCAAGGCCCTTACAGAGCGGTTATACGACTGATAACGATTAAGGATTCCTTGCAGTTGAGGAGAGATGGTGCCTTGAATCCGCTCTATTGATTGAGGTGTAGCCAGTTCAGGCATCCCCGCTGCACGACGTTGACGGTTGATCACTTCAAGTGGGGTAATGCCAAGTTTGGAGCCCCAGTACTGAGCTTCAGCTGGAACGGTAAAGCCAGGGCTTCCGTACTTCTCTTCAATAGCTTTTAGCTCCCCTGAGTCAAAAAGCAGTCCTGGCATTTTATCCAGTGACCCTTTGCCACCGTTTATGATTGCGGTTCTAATCTTGTTTAGTTTCAGATTGTACGCCTTGGTTGTTTTTGCATTGCTAAGTTTGAAGTTTGAAAACTCACCATACTTGTTAATGGCATAAGCTCCATTTGGATTTGAAAATTCAGCCATTACTTCTGTTACAGCTGTATTTGCAGCATCCTTTGGTGCTATGCCAATCCCAATATATTCAGCAACTTTTCTGTTGAACTTAGCTTGCAGTTCACCAATAACCAGCGTGGCCATACCACTGGTTGACCCATCGGGGGACACCTTTACACGAGGATCACTTTTAACAGTGTTCTCGATAGCCTTGAGTTTATCTTTGAACCCACCTTGCGAGGATCTTGCTTCCTCTTGCTTCGTAGCCACAGACATCCACTTTTGCTGTACTTCCCACGGCGCTTTGGCAACGCTTTCCGGTGTCAGCATGTTCTGCTCTGCAAGGTTCTTGAACTGATCGTTCAGCCGTTGAGAACCAAGAGCATCTACAGAGTAGGTCGATTCAAGAGTGCTAAGTGCGTCACTCTTCCGTGTAAATTTCTGGAAGAAGTCCTGCTGTGCTTTTTTGATATTGATCTCAGTGGCTTGATCCGGATTCTGATTAAAGAAATCCATCAACTCCCTTTCAGCATCCTTTGCCTTCATGGCAATCTCAGCCTCTTCATCTGCTGAGTTCTGTCTGTTAGCAGCAGCTAGTTCTTCACGAAGGAGTTGAAACTTGACAGGCCACCGCTCTTTAAAAGTCTTACCTGTCTGTGGATCCACTTGTTGCTCAATAGCAACCAGATTATCTTCATTGATCATCCCTGCATCAAACATATCTTTGATGTAGGCCATGCCCGTTTTCCAGGCACCAGGGAAGCCAAGCGCATTACCTCGTTCGTCGTAGGTGACAGAAAGACCAAGCAGAAGATCGCCAAATCTCTTATCCGTCACAAAGTTGGCCATCAGCTCATCTCGCTTCATGGCGGATTGAGCAATGCCGTGCTCCTTCCTGAACACCGACATCAATTCAGACTGAGCTTTGTTGATCTCGGGAAGAGCGTATTTAGCAAGCAGGCCCTGGCTGATTTGGGTAAGACCGTTCTCGGTCATGTACTTTCCCAGCAGCCGCTGCATAATTGCTGCTTTGTGCTGCGGTTCCCAGGTTGGGTCGTTTACAGCTTTTTTTACGCCATCAACTTCAACGGCATCAGTGTTGCTAAGGAATTGTGAGCTAGCCCACTCCTTAAACGTAGAACCAAAGTGTTTGGCAGCGTTCCGCTTGTAGTAGTAACCACGAAGACCCCCAAGGGACTTCAGCCGTTCGACCACCTCAATAGGAGCACCTTCTTTAATTGCCTGAGCAGCCTGTTCGTTGTGAACGTAGTTGACTTGCTGTAGTGCTTCTTCTTGTGGTTCGATCTCTTGGATCGCTGCAGCTTGAGCAGTTTGATCTTGTGCAAACAACAGAGCTGCTTGTTCTTCTTCAAACTGGCTGTAGTACTTAGCGCCCTCATTGACGAAGCTGCTCAGGGTCTCTGAGAAGTCAGCTAGTTGACGGATGTTTCGGCCTTGCTGCTCGTAGTTGGCAGTCTGGCCTCGTTCCATCAACTTAAAGCTTTCGTTGATTGAGGAAAGCTTTCCAGACAACCCAGCATTAGGATCAGCTACGTTATACGGATCAAAGGCACCACCTTTTGCTGAACCTTGAAATTCAACTTGACCACCAAATGGTTTAATAGGACTCATTTCTTCCTCAACATGCTATCCATGCTGAATCCAGTTTGTAGGCCAGTCATAAGACCTTGACCAATTCCTAGTGCAGCATTGTTATTGGTTGGTGGGTTGTAAGTGGTTTGAGCCATTACAGGCATAAACCCGTCAAGCTGTGCCTGCAGACTTCCAACAGCTTGTCGATCAGCGTCGTACCGCTGACGTGCCAAGTCAGTCATGTTGCGACCGAACTGACGACCAGCACTGGCTACGTTTTCACTGAACAGTGCGTTCTGTCTGCCATATTCCCCAACGATGTCGATGTCTCGGATTCGCCGGGCACTACGACCGTATCGTTCAACAGCGTTGCCTTGACCCTGAGCGAGGATTCGTTCACGAATAAGGCTTTGACGACCAAGTGAGAACCCAAGAAGCTGTTCGTTCATACGGGCTTGCTCCCTAGCCATTGCACGACTAGCAGCATCTCTGTTCTCAAAAATCTGCTCCTCAGTAGCTACCTTGGCCCGTCCAGAAGCTCGTTCTTTCTGGCGGTTCATAATGTCCGCCTGACGTATCCCCAGCTCGTTTTGGTAGGCAGCAGAAGCTTGGGCTGAGTAGTCCTTAGGGCCAAACATTGACATGCCGCCCTGGAACAGACCCATCCCTATGCTAAATGCACTTATTGGATCCATAAGCGTACAAACTCCACGTAATAGTTGTTGTTTTTAGTCATTGGAATAACCCTTAGGAACTTGAACCCAAGCTTCTTCAAAAGGGTCAGTTCCTTTGTGTGTTGAATGTCAACGTAGTTATATAGAAGTGGATGTGGCTGGCTTTTAAGCCACGTCTTAAAAGCTTGGACAAAGTAGCGTGGATACTCGTAGATCTTGTTGGTTTTCTGCATCCACGCATTACCCTCCTTGTTCACGCCAAAGAGTCCCATTGGCTTGTCATCAGGTGCCAATGCCACATAGGTGGTATAGGTTTTGAAATCACGAAACAACTGAAGCGCAGGATTTATTTCTGCTCGTTGCATCTCGTGGACTGCTGGTTCAATCAGATTGTTCGCTACTGCAACAACATCTTCAATTGTTGCTTTCCTGATCACACAGCCGGATCGGGACTCTTTAGACATACTATCTTCGGGTGTAGAAGTTCGTGTTGTACTTGCCTTCCCATTGCATACTGCTGAGAGTTACGGGGAAAGGAGTATCACCAATAATGCGGATACGAAGGTTTTTGTTTCGCTGATGAATAGGTACAACGTGAGTGGCTGATGCCGATAGGTTCACATTGTTCAAAGCGTATTGAGCAGGTAACGTTACGTTGATTACGTTGTCCCACTCATCCAAGCCCGTAATGTTGACTTTGTACGTGATTGGACCGCTTAAGCCCGTCTCAATCTTCAGTCGATGCACAATGCAGCTAGAAGTCGTATCCGCCTTCCACTGCCTGCCATCGGACGACCCTGGATAGATCTTGGGAATCTCCACGGTCATGTCGTACAAGTAGCCAAGAATCAAATCTCGGCCTCTGTAGTCGCCCTCTAGGACCACGTAGTAAGCCCCTGAGGTGACTTGTACGGTTGGATAAAGGATTGCCCCTACCGTCTGACTGGAGACCGTTGGAGAGGCTCCTATGTACCCACCAAGAGCAATTACGGAAAGGGTCTTGCCAGTGACGTGGTTAAACGGCAAGTAAACAGTTGTCTGATCAGTACTTGAGTTGTAAGTCCGATACGGGTTGATGTTGAAGAAGTCAAGACACACATCGGTACGCTCTCCAGTAGGAAGCGTCAGATACCCTTGCTCACTTGCCTGTGTCAGGTCAAAGGACGATACCAGTACTTTTGTTCCGTTAGAGACCACAGCGTAGAACGTGCTGATGTCAAAGAACTGATCCAGCAGATTGCCTGTCATCTCCCACTTGTACCAAGTGCTTTGTACACGCTCTTCTTCAGAGTCGTAGAACTTGTACTGGTACAGCGTGTTTGTTCCTTGTTCCCCAATCGAGATCATCGACAATGCAGGGCTTGCAATCATCGAATCAACGCTTGACGGGATCAGCTCAGATACCGTTGTGGTTACTGCTGCCTGTACTGGCGGCATATCAGACCTAATACGACCCAGTTGGAACACACGGGTGTACAGGTTGGTCTTTGACAGGAAAGCAAGAGATGTACCAAGGTTTACCGACTCAACCTCTGAATCTGCTTCGTACTTAGACAAAGAGTTTAGGTTGGCAGTCTTTGGGCTTAGAATGTCAGTTGCTTCAGTGCTCAACAGGAACTGTTCATTCTGTCCAAACAGGACAAGGCCTGTGTTGGAGTTCTGAACATAGTTGAGTGTGACAGGTTTGGTGGAGGTTGCAGTAATGTCAATCGGATCATCATCCGTTACCACCTGTGCAGTCGTAGCAAAGAAGTTGAAGTAATCACCAGCTTTGCTCAGTACCACCGATTCCTCTGACAAGAAGCCAAGGCGGTTTCTGTAGAAGAAGATATTCCGAATTGTAGAACCGATAAAGCTTGGGTCAGGGTTGGTAGTGAGATCACCCACCACTCGGTCTTCCCACGAAACTGGTTCAAACTTGAATGATCCATCAGACTGACGGACCAACTGATGAGGCATTGTCAGCTCATCTAGTTCGTACGTGATACCGGGAGCGTTCGTCTCTTCCCATACACCAGGGCCGTATGTCTGACTGTTGGTCGTGTTGAACTCAACCCACATGTCATCCACTTCAATGTCAGTAGTGTTGACGACCTTTACCTTGTATCCGTCTTTGCATTGGATCGGGAGCTTGCCGATTGATCCGATCTGATCCTGGAAGACATACAAGCCCTCCTCAGCAGCAGAACCCTTTGTGGTAACCGTGAAGGCGCTTGCATGGCTGATGTAGATACCAGGTCCAACAGACACGGCTGTGAAGCCACCTGCACCGTTGATTGCCGTAGCCAATGCAGTTGCGATGGTTCCAGCATCGGTAACACCACCAGTTACGTCCTGAGGGGTGGTGGTTGTGTAGTTCGTACCGTTAAGAGTGATCGTGTAGTTAGCGTTGTAGGCCACAATGCTAATTACCACAAATGCTTGCTTTGGAAGGGCAGCTGTAGTTGTTGCCTTCATAGCAGGCACTCGTGCCTTATTCAGTACAAAGGTGTAGTCGTTAAGGGTCAGCAGTTCAATGTCATCAGGAGTGGCATCCTTTAGATACGCATTGCTTGGAACTGTGGTGATATTGCAGTTGCTGACAGCTGTGTCATACAGGCCTTTCTTCGTTGCCTCATCAGATACGGCGTTGTTGTAGTTTGTCTGAGCCGTATTCATTGCTGTCAGAGCAGTGGCCAACTGACCGGCTGTAAACGCAGCGGCTACCGTTTGAACCAACTCATAGACCCTGTAGCTTTGCTGTGCTAACCAAGGGTACTCTCCTGTTCGCTCAGTGCCTTGACTGTATCCAGCAGGATACGTAATTGTCCCGCTGCCACTACCAAGAATGGTGCCAGAAGACTTGATGTAGTACTGATTAGTTACCGTGTTTCTAATGATGCCCGAATATACGCTTTGCACATAGTCATTAGCGTATGTTGTGTTGACATCAAATAAAATTTGCTGCGTTGTGTTTTGACCAGCAAGCCTTTCTGCATAGGTTGCTTGAGCTGCGTTCAGCTCTTCAAGTCTTGTTTTGCGGAGAGCTACAGCCGTGTTGTAATCGGTCACTCTCGTCTTCAGCGTGGCCAGGTTGCACGTTCCCGGTACTCCGGTATTGGTGTGCATGTCAACAGCTCTTACAGAGCCATCTAGAAGGCTCCAGACGCGAAATTTGTTGTCACTATATTGAGCGACGTATTTTTCTTCGTTATCTCTCAGAATTGAGAACCAACGGCCTGAGGTGTTAGCACCGTACAGCTCAGCAACAAAGCTACCACCAGGTCTCTTCAAAAGACCAAGTGCATAGTCAGGGTATGTGTTGATGCTATCGACTAACTGACCAGGATATTTAAGGTAGTCAGGTTGCTGAGAGATCCCGCCTAAGAAGTTGGGAATCCGTTGGGTTATCGTACTCATCTAGTAAGAGCGTGGTATGGTTGATAACTGGTGTAAGTTCCTTGTCCATCTCGCCAACCAAAGATCGAGTAATCCCCTTGGTTGCAATCATATTCAAGAGCAGCTGCTCGGGTGTACAGCTCCTGCTCTTGCAGCAGTGAATAAATCTCTTTATCCCCAACCAGCTTCACAGCCACAAGCTTTGCAGCACGCGCAGTGATGTAGACCTGAATAGGAGGGGGAACGTCTTCGTATGCAAAGAACCAAGTGACATCGCACTTGATTGGATCAGTCCACACAAAGGTGTGTTCAAGACGGTCATACATCTTTCCGTCCCTACGGACCGGATCGTAAGTACTACCGTGATCGTCTACAGTAGTATCTAGAGCAATTACGTTGGTTGGATACTCAATGAAACCAGTTACGGCATCAGGAGTAAACTCGTAACCACGTTCGGTATTAAACAGCCATCCCTCGGACTGAACCTGGCGGTTCACTTCCCTCAAGGTGCTTAGGACAATAGATACTTCAGGGTTTTGCAGATCTAGCGTAGTGACAGGAGCCTGTCCTACTGAGCTAAGTATTTGATTGACAGCATCCAGTTCGGTGGACGCAGCATAAGTAGCAGGCATCTCTATCAGTTAGATAATAAAAAAAAGGGACTCCGAAGAGTCCCCGTAGGCGAGTTAGCGAGCCAACTCTTGATCACAAAGAATCAGAAAGCAGAAGGAGCGGTAGCACCCACATACAGCTCAACAGCGCAGGCGGGGTTCAGGTAGTCGGCGCCCATGGCCAGACGGCCAAGGATCACGTCGCCCTGATAGATCACCGACACGTCGCCGCTGGTCACTTGCACTTGAGGACCAATGGCCTCAACCACACCAGCAGCTTCACGCTGGAAGATCAGACCGCAGGACTTGCTGCCAACTTCAGCAGCAGTACCGTAGTCATTCTGGATACCGGTGGTAGCGGGGCTAGCGTTATCCAGAGCAGGGTTCACGAAGCTACCCAGGTTGCCAGGAGCAGTTTCGCCGGTGGTACCGCCGTAAGCAGCACCGTAGTTACCCAGGAACGGAATGTTCATGGACTTGTAGATCTTGATACCGGCGATCTCGATGATGCCGTTACCGTTCTGCAGGCTATCACCTTGAGAATCGCGGTTCACCAGACCGTTGGAACCGATAGCTTGGATCAGAGCGTAGTACTGGCGGGGGTTCAGAACACCCACACGACCATCAGAGGTTACACCTTTCTCATCCATAGCAGCAGCAGCGTCATAGAACGCAGCCACCAGAGCAGCGGAATCAAAAGCGTCAGAATCGTTGGCAGAAGTACCAACACGAATCTGGGTACCACCAGGCTCAACGAAGCTGGCCTTGGTGATGGGGCTAGCAGAACGAGCACCACGAGCGATAGCACGGAAGATATAACGGTCATACTTCTCAGCGAGAGCATAACCAATCTTGCGGCTGATTTCGCTACGCAGGTCGTAGTGCGAAAGCACCTCATCCAGTTCGTACACGAAAGCCGAACTAATTAGAAGGTCATCACAGGTGATGGTCTTCTCAGCCACCGGAGGTGCACCATCGGTGTTACCAAGGATGCTATTGCCGGGGGTGTGATACTCAGCCGTGGTACGACCGGTATAGATGAACTGCAGGCTCTTGCCACCCTTGAGGGTGCGCTTCATCACCAGATCACGAGCAATCGACTCGCGCTGGAAGCCTTTGAACATTTCACCCGAAAACAGTTTCAGGTAAAGAGCACGGGCATCGCCCGCACCATTAGATTGACCAGGGCGCGTAAGCAGCGCCGGGTCAACACTAGATTGATGAGCCATTGTTTTTTTAAGAGAGTTAATGTTTAATCGACTCTCTGAACGTTCAGAGTTATTTAGTTTTTATTGTGGTCTATCCCACCGTCTAGACGGCGAAGGGTGTCCTCGTAAGGGCCAACGCCAATAGGAAGGGGATCCGACTTTGAGGTGTCCCCAACCTTATTAAATTAACCGATGATCGGTGCAGTCAAAGCCACCGGAGTGGTCTCAGCTGCAGCAAGATCAAGCGGGAAGTTGTGTGCATTTCGTTCGTGCATTACCTCAAAGCCAAGACCAGCTCGGTTGAGGATGTCTGCCCAGGTGTTGATGACGTTGCCTTGGTTATCAAGGAGTGATTGGTTAAAGTTAAAACCATTCAGGTTAAACGCCATAGTACTTACTCCAAGTGCAGCAAACCAAATGCCAACCACAGGCCAAGCAGCGAGGAAGAAGTGAAGGCTACGGCTGTTATTAAAGGAAGCGTACTGGAAGATAAGCCTACCAAAGTAGCCGTGAGCAGCGACAATGTTATAAGTTTCTTCTTCTTGTCCAAACTTGTACCCATAGTTCTGGCTTTCCGTTTCAGTAGTTTCACGCACAAGCGAGGATGTAACAAGCGAACCATGCATTGCACTGAATAGCGATCCACCAAACACACCAGCAACACCCAACATATGGAAGGGGTGCATGAGAATGTTATGTTCGGCTTGGAACACCAGCATGTAGTTAAAGGTTCCCGAAATGCCCAAAGGCATAGCATCGGAGAACGAACCTTGACCAAACGGATAGACCAAAAATACTGCGGAAGCGGCGGCGACAGGAGCAGAATACGCGACAAAAATCCAGGGACGCATCCCTAGTCGATAGCTAAGTTCCCACTCTCGTCCCATGTAAGCATAGATGCCAATGAGGAAGTGGAAGACTGTGAGCTGAAATGGACCCCCGTTGTAGAGCCATTCATCAAGTGAATTAGCTTCCCAAATTGGGTAGAAGTGTAGTCCGATGGCGTTGCTGCTCGGAATGACGGCTCCCGATATGATGTTGTTTCCATAAAGAAGACTCCCGGATACGGGCTCACGGATGCCATCAATATCGACAGGAGGAGCCGCAATAAATGCAAGAATAAAACAGGTGGTTGCTGCAAGCAGACACGGAATCATGAGGACTCCGAACCACCCAACATAAAGACGGTTGTTAGTGCTGGTTACCCAGCCACAAAAACGGTCCCAGTTAGACTGAGACCGAGGAGCTGCAAGAATAGCAGTCATAGTTGAAGTTAGTTAAGACGAGTTACTTGAACCCTTCCAACTCCAGAGTTAGTGAGACCGATTCGATCAGCCGCACCTTTACTGAGATCGATTGCCCTATTACCATGATAGGGACCACGATCATTGACCCGAACAACGGCACACCGTTTGAAACAAACTTTAAGTTTAGTTCCAAAAGGGAGTGTCTTGTGCGCTGCAGTAAGGCCGTTTTGATTGTATCGCTCACCATTGGCGGTGAGGTTTCCGTGGAAGCCAGGACCGTACCAACTGGTGATCACCGACAGAGTAGTTAGAATAGGAAGCATAATTAAAAAGCAAAGAACTTTTATATTGCTTACGCCTACAATTCCGCCAATACACGCGCAGTATTGACAGAACTACCAATACTACTTTTTCTTAGCAGTTTTAGCTGCTTGCTTAAATTGTTTAGCAGTGGGTGCACCAGCAGTACCAGGCTTCCTCATCTTTTCTCCACTGCCTTCTTCAATACGTTTCCGCTTGGCGTGGATGTTTGCGTAGAGACCAGGCTTAGCCATCATTTCTTTGGTTTCTTGTTTTCAAGTTTCTTGCCAGTTTTGGCAGCTTCCTTTTTGGCAGCAGCCATGCCAGCAGCGGTGTAAGAGTAATTTTTAGATCCTACTTTAGGCATTACCAAATTCCAGGAATGATTTGACCAGTCAGTGCGTAAGCACCCACAGCAGTCACGAAGCCAAGCATAGCCAAGCGGCCATTAATAAGTTCGGCCCGTTCATTGTGAGATTGAAGATAGTTAGGATCCATATATATGGGTGGCTCTTTGGCCCAAAAGTTTTCAGAAGTCAACGTCAGATCGTGAGAGTTTATCGATGATGTCTTGGCGGTAAGCCGGATCCCGTTCGTACCGGGGATCACTCATTGCTCGCACAACTTCTGCTTGACTGCGGAACACATCCATAGACCGAGCAGGTTTGCCTTGCAGAGTTTCACCTTCAAAGCCCACAGCGTCAGTGTACCGATAGTAAAGTGCTTGAAGTGCCAAGTTAATAGCAGCCATGTTGCCTGACTCCACAACAGAGTCAAAGGCTTCTACTTCCTCAGGCAAGAAGTTTTCTGCAGCCCAGCTAGTGAGCTGTTGATAAGCACCTTCACCGCCTACAGAGTTTTTGATCTGGTTGATGTCAGCGGTAGACAGCTCAACAGACTGTTGCTGCTGAGGACCACCGTTTTGTTCTTGGTAGCGGAAGTAGGCATCAACAAGTTCACGCGAAGACATCTGAGAGAACTTCTCAAGAGTTTCCTCACTGAGTTGTCCGTTGCTTGAGAACTCTTGATCAACCTCTGCAAGGAAGTCAATCACATAGTCCTCAGACTCTTCATCTGTTTCTTCGTACTCTTCCTGTTCCCCTTCTTCTGCTTCACCCTCTTCTTCGTTGTCGCCTTGACCAAGCTTCTTTTGAAGTTCAAGGTAGGCTTGCTCAAGAGCAGCAGCGTCTTTATATTTACCAGCGAGCAGACCTTCCTGCTCAGCCATCATTGCCTCACCAATGGCAAGAGATTCCGCTTGATCGGCATCGATGCTTGACATCACCTCAGCCGGTGGAGTTGGATCAAAGGTTAGTGTTTCAGCCATAAAAGGTTATTGAGTGGGTTGTGCTGCACCCATGCCAGTCAGACCACCAACAACGTTGCCAAGCATTTCCTCAGCGTTGGGGTTCTTCGATGGGTCAGCAATGGGAGCCTGCAGCATCTGCCCAGCTTGCTTCGTCAGCATCATCTGGGATTGTTGTTGCATTGCAGTTGCTTGCTCCTGCTGTTGTTGCTCCATGGTCTTCACAAGGTTGAGTACATCAATACCTTGAGATGCAGCAAGACGTTTGATAGCTTCCTCAGGGTTGAGGTAGCGCATCAGGTTGTCAGGTCCAAGGGTCTGGGCAATGGTGCTGATAAAGGTCGTGAGAGATTCACGATCTTGACCACGACCAAGAGCGTTGATACCAGCCACAATGGTTGGCCTGACGATCTCCTTAGGAATCCTGGGCAGCTCACCAGAGCGTTGCAGGACAAGGAGCTTACGATTCAGATAAGGAATCAGGAACTCAACAGTCAGCAAGGAGAACAAGCCACCAAGCTGTTGCTCAAGTTCAAGTTGAGTAAGGCGAACTTCTTCAGCAGTAGTCCGCTCCGACTGGCGAACAGTAAGGACAAGAAACGCTTCGGAGATCCGTCGTTCCAACGTTGCCATCATGTTGGCAGCTGTACTGAAGTCAGCCGTCTTGCCAACCTGTACAACACCAATATCTTCGGGACGTCCTTGAATGATCGCACCGTTGCCTGCCTGGGCCAGCGTCTGGGCTTTGGTCGTGCTTGAAGGTGATACCACGAAGACGACCTTGGCGGCTGCTGCAGAGCCTTCTGTGAGGGCCTGAGCGAGTGCATCAAGGGACCGTAGATCACCAAGGAACTCTTCTACCCGTCCCCTGCCGTAGTTCTCACCATCGACAGAGTTGAAGCGAAGGACCAGCCACGGGCTTGCTTCCTTTGGTGCTTTGGATTCAGACCCAGGAACCTTCTTGTCAAAGACTTCCTGATGCCAGATCCAACGGTTGTTGTCGAGACGAACGTGGGTGTAGACCTCAGCGTCATCTCCGTTATATGAGCCACCGCTATCAATACCAGTATTTGGTTGACGGCCCACAGCCTCAACCATTTCCTTGGGTAGCAGCTTTTTGTTGATCAGTTCTTTGGTAACGATCTCAATGATGTTACCGTTGCCATCTCTTTCAACGACATAGCGGTTGAGCGGGTAATGCTTCAACCCATCCTTACCCATAAAGACAAGAGCGTTCCCCCCTACAACAAGGTGCTTGAGGGCTTGGTGAACAGTAACTCGATCACTGGATGCAGCAATCGAATCCATCACCATGCGTTCCATTTTGGCAAAGCTCAGATCAAGTTCAGATCGCACTTGTGCAGGCAGGTCAGTGCCCAGTTTGTCATCACGAACTTGAAGCTTGAAGAACGTAGTTTGAGGTGGCAGGAGAGACAGCATGAGTTTGGCTGCCAATGTGACTACCGCCTTTGCACCTACGCTTTGCCAAGGTTGCTTAAGGATTTGATGGGTGATCCGTGTCTCGTCACGTTGGATGAGATACGGAAGCGTTAGTTCCGAACAACGCACTGCAGTTTCAAGAAACTGAGAACGGTAGGTAGAGAGTTGATCGTACCGACTACGTGCGTGCATTTATTCAACCCATATTGGGACCAGATCCGCCACCACTTGCTCCCGTATTCAGGGGGATACGAAGAGAGGACACACCCCTGCTTGCATCAATAGTGGACGATTTACGTGACTTCTTACGCTGCACACCTTGGTTGTCAGCCATCATGGCACCAGTGTCCACCGGAGGCGGGGTGTACTTAGGCTTCATGGCCTCCAGCGTTGCAGCATTACGCTGCTCGGCTGAACGAAGGGCTTCTTCGTAGGCAGCAGCTTGGCGTGCTGCAGCTCGCTTTGCTTCTTCTTGAGCGTGATGAGCGTTGTTACCACCACACATGTTCTTACTCCTCTTCGGTAATACGAGATTTAATGAGTTCAACCACACTGCGCTGACCAGCTCGATACATGATCTGGTTCAGCGGTAGGTCAGGTTGTGGGTTAAAAGGTGGAAATTGATCTTCTAGTTCTTCTAGAAGTTTCTCTACAGTAAGCCCAAGGTTAAGCGTACTGCGGGAGGTTTGGATTTGCATGTTCAAAGAACGCTGGCATCCGTGCTCGCTTGGTCTCGGAAAGCTCAGGAGCTTTGCCCTCGTACATCAGGCGATCACTGGCATCCAGCCAAAATTTTTTATTCAGATATTTGTTTGACTCCACCCCAGAAAGGGGTTGCATCACCCAATTGATAGTTGCTTTACGGAGCTTGTCAAGAGAAGGACTCCAATCAAGATTGAGCTCCCTACACACAAGACTATTTGTAGCCACGTGTACTTGTTCATCACGACTAATATCTGCGCTTACAGTCCTCAGTCCAGCGTCACCGTTGAAACGGAAAAAGGGAAGTAGGACGAAGAAAATTGCACGTTCGGCAACCATTGCCTTGAGGACCGTGTGATCTGGATGTTCAATCCATGCTTGCCGAAGTCGGATGGCTTCGGATTCAGCCTTCTCATCCACGCCCAAAGCGTTGGCGATGTAACCGAGCGCAAGGTCGTGTTTCTCCTCGTCTTTGATGTTGGATCGTAGGAGGTCCACTGACGCTGCAGGTACTTCATTTTTTAGTGCTTCATCAATAAAGTCACCCACAGGCAGCTCCATATGACGGATCGCCAATGCACGGTAGATGGTTTCTTCAGCACCCTCTACGAGCTTGCCTGCAGTTGTTTGGACAGGGGTCCAAGTTCTTTTACGGTTGAGTAGTTTTTGATAGGGGTTCATTCGCCGCAATTACAATCAGGAGCAGGATCATCATCTCTGTCATAGAGAATCGACTCCAGGTAGGAATCCACTTCCGACTCCTCCAGTGCGGCGTAGGCACTGGTCTTGTCTTGGGTGTCACCCATAACCTGAAGCGAGTAGTAAAGGGAGGTCTGCGGAGATTGCAGCCACTCTTCAATAAACGCTTCGTCATAGGTGATCACATCAGACCAACTATTGAAGCTGTAACCGTGAAGAAGTCCCGTAGCCTCAAGCATCCTCATGATGCCATCAGCGACTTTCTTGTAAGCCTCCCAGCCAACTTCAGACGCGATCTCAACAGGACCGTAGTCAAAGCTCTGGACACCAAACGTACCGCTGTCACGGTCCACATGGCGGGCAATAGGAGGAGCGATTTCAGGGCAAGTGGTGTACCCATCGAGGTCCGTATAGCGGTAGCTACAGGACGCTGTAGGAGCAATAGCAAAGGCTCGCTCCATGTTGTTCACCTTGGCCACTTGAGCAGCAGCTTGGATACCAGCGTGCAGCTCGTGAGCAAGGATTGATGCTGGGGTTTGAGGGTGTGCTTGCTTGGTGTTGATTGCTGCCAGGGCTTCCCCAAACTCCTTGTACGTCACACCGGAGCGACGGAGCAGGTTAGCCAGTCCGAGCACTCCCAGACCGACCTGGCGATCCGTCTCCGGAGGGAGGTACTCTCCGCTAGATCCAACGCCTGTTTGTCCGTGAAGGGAGCACAGCTGGGACATTCCAGTGACAAATGCACTTTGAATGTCATTGAGTTCGCACTGGCCAAGGTTGACATGTTGCAGTAGACAGGTTCCCCGTGAGGGCAGGTACACCTCCAAGCAAACGTTTCCCCGGATTCGATTTCCATTTCGATCAACCTTTGTTTTGTTCAGCCAGATGTCGCCTTGGCGGATTCCTTGAAGGACAGCCTCCTTAACTTCCGATGTCGCCACATTCCACCAGTGTGGATTAATGTTGACGCAACGCTTAACCCAAGGAAGCTCAGAGCGACTAGCGGTAACAAAATCCAGGATGTCAGGATGATTAAGATCCAGGTGACACACCACAGCACCGTTCTTATAAACACCACCACGTCGCAGGATTTCATTCAGTGTGGAGTAGATTTTGGCAAAGGAGACAGGGCCTGAAGCCACAAGGCCTTTGCCATTTTCATCACCTTTCGGTCGGAGCTTGGATAGATGGACAGCCACGCCAGCTCCGTAGCGGAGAGCGTGGGAAACAAAACGCCAGGATGCTTCGATTCCATTTTTACCTTCCATAGTGTCTTCCACCACAAAGACAGTGCAGGAGACAGGTAGGCGGCTGGTGGGGTCGTCAATCCAAGACTGCACTCGCCCAGTACGGGCGATAAGTTCTTTGGTAGCGGCAGACATTATTAAACGAGATCAGTAAGTACAGGTGGTTGGTAGTTAGGTCCTTTCAAGACCTTGCCGTCTTCACGGCGGATAGGTTGACCATCCTCACCGAGTTTGGTCATGTTGCTGAAATGTACTCGGTTGAGAGCTTCATCAAGATCCCAACCAAGATTCTCAGCGTATTGGTAGCAGACGTACACAAGGTCTGCCAGTTCTTTGAGGCACTCTTCAGAGTTACGCTTGAAATCGATGATTAGCTGTTGCTCAGCTTCCAGAAATTCTTTGAACTCCTCAACGATCAAAGTCTTCTGCCCAGTCCGTGAAGCTGGATTCGTACTGTCTTTGACCTGGAAACTTTTCCGGAACTCCTTCGCTTGTTCGCTGATAAAGGATTTCGTTTTCAAGCTCATTTTGTAGGTAGTGGATTGCTTTGCTTAGATCTTCTATGCGGGACTCTTTGTACCCCGCTCTAGTGATATATTTGATGGCGTTGCCAAGGTGGAAGTTCAGTCCTTGGTCCCGAATAAAGTCCCAGACTTGTATGGATCCTCGTCGGTAGTAGCTTGGGCCTGTGGTGTTAGTAGGGGCCATTTTTTAATCAGGTTAGAAACGTTGTTGCCAAGGACAAAACATTGACGTTGCAACGCAAGGAAGATGGTGATGATGTCTTCCTTGCGAGCGGATGGATCTTGAAGGGCATCTTCAATCTGCCGCATCTTGAACTCTTGCTCCATTGTCAGCTTGACCACTGGAGGCGGCGGTCCAAAGGATGGGTTGTTGATTGGTGAAATCGTAGTCATTTGCTTGAAGGATCTTTGCGAGTCTTGCGTTAATGAGCGCGACATCTTCCGAAAGATCTTTTTCAGCAAATGCCTCAACGACGGTCTCCCACGTTGCTCCATGTTCATCAAGTAAAGCAGCTGCTTTCTTGATACCAAGACCAGGTACGCCGGAGTATCCATCGGTTTGATCGCCCGCCATTGTCTGTATGTAATGCCAGCGTTCTCCATCTTCTTTTGTAATAGTTACTACTCCATCAGAAAGGTCGTACAGGTCACCAGGGATCTGCCTCATGTCCTTATCAGGTGAGCAGATAATGTGGCCTTGTTCTTTGGTGGCATAGATGCCAATGGCATCGTCAGCCTCCAGTTGCGGCATGACAATTACTTGGTAATCTTCTTTGAGTTTATTGATGACCCTGCGATAACCGCACGGCTTCTTTCTGTTTCTATGTCCTTTATACGTTGGATCAATAGATTTACGGAAGTTGACAGAATCAGAAAAGAACAGAATAGAATCATCAAAACATCCAAGGTCTGAGGCGATGGAGAGAAGCTCCCGCTGGACCATGTTGTAGGCTTCGCTGAATCGACTTGTGACAGTGATGACATCATCACCCCAGTCGATTTCTGATTCGTTAGCTGCACAGCACTTATAGACAATAAAGTCAGCATCGATCAACAGGCTCATTTGCCTTGCCCCCGACGTAGCTTTTTGGTTCCTTTTGGAAGGGATCGAGTTCCGTTGCCTTGTTTGGTGTGCTTGAATTTTGATCTTGACTCAAACTGCTTCTTTGCTAACTGAGTCTTCGATTTGGTTTTGGGTGGCATCTACGTGAGTGGATAGGTATCTTATAAGATTGCCCAGACGTTCAATACTTTCCTTTGCGTGGCCTAGTGCCAGGTTGCATCTGTTGCATAGCCAGCCACGGTGCTCCATGGTCTTGTGGTCGTGGTCCCAAACTTTTGCTGGTTCTTCACCACAGCTTTGGCACAGTTGACCGTGAGGCAGCTTATGCAGTTTTCGCATAGCGTAGTACTTTGCTAAGCAGCTCTTGCATTGTCTTGCAAGACCATCCTGCCTGGATCTGTTTTTACTAAAGTGATTACAAGGTAAATGTGTCTTACAGCTAAAGCAATAACTAGTGCACTTCTGACCAGTTGGATCCTGACTTTGCTTCTGCTGCGATAGGGATCCTGAGGTTGTAATACTCTCCAGCAGACTGAGCTGCCCAGAGTAAGCTGAACTTGAGATCATTTACATATTGTTCTTGCGTTTCAAACTGAAGTTCGTCGTGAATGAACGCCAGTTGATTCGCTTTTATATCGGCGCGAATAATGGATTCATGCGTCAGTACCATCCATCGCTTCGCTACTACACCTGCTCCTGACTGAAGCAGGTAGTTCAGTGCCTTATGCCCCGAGTCAACGCTGATACGCCTGTCGTCGATGCTGCGTACATAACCTCGCTCTGCAGCTTTCTTAGTTGCATTAACAAGTTTCTCAAGACCAGGAATAGCATCCATGTAGGCTTGCCGGATTTCCTTGCCTTTCTTTCGCGCCTCGTTCTGGGAAAGGCTTTGGTCGTAGGATAACCCAATCTTTTGATCTCCAGCACCGTATAGAAAAGCGTAAGTAACTGTTTTAACGAGACGACGACTAATGCCTATCTTGTCAGCGTTCTCCTGGTGAATGTCACCGTTGAGAAGAACATCTGCGTAACGGCCTCCATCGTATCGAGCCAGATAATGGGCAAGCAGTCGCAGTTCAATCCCTGCGAGGTCAGCACCAACCATGCACATGTCAGGGCTAGCGCGGAATAGCTTTCTAAAATCAGCGTCACTCGGCACCTGTGCAAGGTTTGGTTTCCTATGTGCACACCGATGGGTGTTTGTAGCCACTGAGCAGTGGTGATGAATCCTGCTGTCTCTTACTAACTTCAGCCAGGCATTGATGCCTTCCGACAACATGCCAAGCTGTTTCGTTAGCTCCAGACAACGGAAGAACTGAAGAGCAATCGGCGTACCAATGTCTTTTAGGACTACCTCATCAATTGTGGCTTTACCCTTATCAGTGAACTGGGTTGGCTTCCACTTGTAGTGGGTCTCCATTACCCAGGCAATGTGATCTCTGGATGTAGGATTGAACTCCTTTAGTCGAGAGAAAGTAGCTCCTTCGACATAGCCACTGGTTTTGTTAGCTCGTTTAGGAGTGAACTCTGATCCTTTAACGAGAGGGTGCCTGTTTCGTAGTAACTCAGTAAGACCTTCAAGTTCTTGTCTGAGAGTCGATTCAAGTTTCCATGCAGCAGGCTCATCAAAGTACCATCCATGTATCTCTTGATCAGTAAGAATCTGAGCAACTCTGTGCTCTAGCGCAACCCACTCAGGTAGGGGTGGAAGTGTTTGCATAGTTTGTGTGTTACAACAACGTCTTGGACGCAGTAATCCTGCATCTCTTGTGACCACTCTTTCCAGTCAGCTGTCTTGGAAAAGTTTCCCTTGTATTCACCCAGCCGGTATCCGTAGGCTTCTAGAGAATGACGACCATACAGTTGAGCAGGCATATGCTTCCATGACCTGTTGGTATCAATCTTCAAAATGTCTGTGTGGTACAGCCTGGACAACACTAAAGTGTCAACAACCAAACCATTAGGATAAAACCAAGGAAAGAGTTTACGAATAACAGGGCAGTCGTAACCAATAATATTGTGACCAATAATGCACGATGCGTCTTCAAGACGTTCAATGCCACAAATAATTGGTTCTTCAGTCCCTTCGTCGTTGTAAACCAATATTTGGTTCGCCTGGACATCGTAGATAGCCAGACAGTGGACACGGGTAACATCATTTAGAAAACCGTCTGTCTCAAGATCGAAGACGAGTGTCGGCCCATCCCCGATAGGTTTTGTCAACGAACTGGGCTCTAGTGACATCTTCAGGTTTGGGTGGAATTGGTCGGGTTAACTCAGAAATCTGTTGTTGCGTTGAAGTCTTCTGTTGCTTCAGTTTCATGGAACTTACAAGTATCTAGGTCGTAGCTCAAGTTGCACGCGACGCCAACTTCGCCCGAATAGCGATTTTTAAGGACTCGCACTGTCGTATTACTTCCTCCAGATGCGGCCTGTTGGTCTCGCTCAAGTGCGATAACTCCATCAGAGAGTTGAGCAATTGCTGCGCTTCCCCTGAGCTGCCCCAGAGTGACGCGAGCGCCCTCCTCGTGATTTTTGTCATTGGATGTGCGGCGTAGATGTGAGACAAGGAACATCGCCACACCAGTCCGTTCAACCAACGAACGAAGCTTGGTCATGGTGGTGTCGATCATTCGACGTTCATCACCATCCAAGCCACTGAGAAGGATTGACAGGTGATCTAGAAAGATGACCCGTGCATCAAGACCCGCTGCCAGGTACTCAACTCGGTTGTAGATGAGATCAGGATCAAAAGAACCAAAGCCGTCGAAAAGAAAGAGATTCCAGTCAGCAAGAGTCTTTTGATAAGCGTCGGTGAGAGTAGATCGTTCATGCGTTCCTAGGTGTAGGTTTTTTCCAACTGCTGCGGACATCAGTCCGAGAGCTGTCCTGCGATTTGACTCTTCGAGAGCCAGGTATCCAACTCGTTCACCGGAACTAAGAAGGTGAGTTGCCAACTCTCTACAGAAGCTGGATTTACCAATGCCAGATCCTGCAGTAATTGTAACAAGCTCGCCGTATCGGATCCCGTGAAGTTTATTTTGTAATCCGGCGAAAGGGTAGTCATGGTCTGATGGAGGAGAGGGTGTAGTGACTAGCTCTAGAAGGTTTTTGCCATCAACGATCCCATCTGGACGGTAAGGTTTCGCGTTCCAAATAGCGCGACGAACCGCTTCAGAGTCATTGGTAGAGAGGGCGTCTGACGCATCTTTGTAATCACCCTGGAGCGATGCAATCTTGCATTTGCCAGGTGGCAATACGCTTGCTGCTTCCTCCGTTGCCTTACGGCCTGCCTCGTCATTGTCGAAGAACAGGACAATCTCCTCATAACCCTGGAGCCAGGGGAGAGCCCGTTGAATCGCTTTCTTTGCCGCTGCGGCACCGCTAGGAAGAGAGACCATCGGCCACCCCGGCATAGCTTCAAAACACGAAGCCGCATCGATTTCTCCTTCAGTGATAACGACTCGTTTTCCAGTGGAGGGAAACAAATGTTGTCCAAAGAGACATCCTGAGGATTCGCCTTCATAGCTAAAGACCTTGCTTTTGGTTTTTACTTTGCAGCCTTTAAGGATGCCAGCATCGTCGAAATAATGGAACCGTAGAACGTCTCCGTCTTTGTAGATTTTGTACTTTTCGCAGACTTTCTCAGAGATGTTTCGTTTCTGCAGCCGCTCGGCTGATCCTCTGATTGAGCTTGCTCGTGACATGGGTTGGTGATTGTGAACATCGTCGTCGCTGTGTCCGTATGTGTGACAAGAGAAACAAAAAGTGTGGCCATCAGAGTACAAAGAATTTGCATCTGATGACCCACAGTGTTCACACGGCAAGTGCCTCACGAACTCGCTTTCGGAGTTGGTCGTAAGCATTTGCTTGTTCTTGATGGTAGTTGAACCAGGAGTCAAGGGCCAAGAAAAACCCTTTGACAATGTTGTCAGCAATTTCAGGATTGCCTGCTTCTACGTCTGCGAGTAGATCGCTGAATTGTTCTTCGTAAAACTCAGGAGTTCCGTAGGTCAGGTGAGCCATGTGAGTGGAATGGTGGAATAAGAACACCAAAGGAACCCGTATTTCTCGGCCCATTTGGCGTAGGTGGTCTTTGATCCTTTGTTGATCTTGTTGTATGGGGCTTGAAAGACAAAGCGAATATCTAGTTCAGGATTGCTCTTCTTCACAGCGAGCATCTTCCTTCGATCTTCTACCGTTAGCCTTCCCTTGACTTCCAAATAAATGCCATTGGGTAGCAGGAAGTCAGGGGTGTAATTGCACTGGAGAATATAGGGAACTTTCGTTGACTCGTATTCGTATTTGACCTTCAAGCTGGAGAGCAGATCAGCGACCTGCTGCTCCAAGCCTGATCGAAACATCAGAAGTCGTCGTCCGTGTCCTCCGTGACCACAGGAGTCACGTTCGGGTCATTGGTTTTGTACCCCTTGGTCTGCCCAAACAGAGCAGCCACTTCGGTTTCACCAAGGTCACCCGTATCGACAGCAGCACCGCTGTTCAGGGCAATCACTTGGATGCCCACCAGCTTCAGACTGGTGCCGTAGGTGACACCATCTTTGAGCACATAGGGTTTCTGACGAAAGGCCAGCTTTACCTTGGAGCCGCTGTACAGGGGAGTGCTTTCATCGGTGATGGGCGTGCCCTCCGAATCGACCACAGGGGGACGAGTTTCGTCGTTCCAGTTGAACTTGACTTTGTATTTGCCTTCGCTCACTTCTTCCCAAGGTTCAGGCTTGAGCACGCTGCGCTTGGGGTTCTTCAGTTTCGATTCAGCCCATTTCAGGGTTTCAGTTCGATCCGCTTCCAGCAGTTCGATCAGATGGTCGTCAACCAGGGCTCCAAGCGAGTAACCAAACTTGGAGGGTTTCATGACTGCCTGATAGCCCTCAAGGACAACAGGATCTTTGGTGACGTGAACAGTTTGTGCCATTAACAGAAAAAGTAGGTGGATTCAATCACGGATTCGGCCTCAAGGCCGCCGATGATCGGGGGGTCTGATTGGGCACCGATTTGGTTTCCCCAATCAGTCAAGTAGTCGTGCTCTGCAAACAGGTGCATGTAGGTCTCTCGTACCAAAGTGGACAGGATCCCCATGTCAGTAGCCCTGCACAGCACTGAGTCGTGGATCAATGCAATGGGTGCATTGAACCTAAGGGTTGACAGGTGAAGCAGTGACGCATCCAAAGAATGGATCAGGTTGGGAGCTGTTGCGTTTTTATGGTGTGATAAGTCCACCTCGTCGGTATCCCCGACAGCGGCATGGATTTCACACGATCCAAGAAGTTGTAGCTGAATACGAACTACATCTTTTTTCATTAGCTTTTGTGTGACGACAAACCCAGAGGGCGTCCTCCACGTCAGCACCTTTGCTCCTGCCTTTATGGCTTCTGCCACTTCGGCTTCGATCCATTTCATTACAGCCATAGGCCCAGGGACTACCTTGTTCATGGCGTCTCGTACAGCCTTTACGGTCGCGGTTAAATCGTCCTTTTTAACCTCAACACCCTTCTCCTCCAACGCTTCACGAATGTACCCACGGTTGGAGTATGGCTTCGCGTTGTAGGGGATGGTCATGACCGTTCGTTTGGTCACTTTGCGGTCCATGTATGGCTGCACAGAAGCAGGTACATGGGGCCTAGCAGCCTCTGCAATCACCTTGTAAGCATCTTGTGGTCGCTCGCTAGGCAAGACATTCACAAGACGTGCTGTAGAGGCATCTCGGGCCAATCCAGCGAGGATCTGTAGACCGCTGCAGGTTGCATCTGTGGCGACCATCAGCCCCGTGTGCTGACGATCACATTCAAGGATGCAGTGGTAATACTCCTCACAGGCAGCCAGGAATTGCCAAGGCTCTTCCGCTGCTTCCCATTCACTCAAGTTGTCAATGGGATCTTTGGCTACCCGTTTGATCAACTCCTTGTTCTCAGCCACCCATGCCTGCCGTTCCTGCATGGGGGCCTTGTCCAAACCGTAGGTTGTGGCCACTTGAAAAGCTAACCATTCTTCGGCTTCGGGAGTGATGAACGACTCTTCGTAAAACCGAAGCAATGACTTTCCGAAGTCCGTATCCTGCGGTGTTAGAAATGCAGGAATTGGAAAAGCTCTTCCACGATAGTCAAACGACCAAGGAATAAAGAACTTCTCCCGCTCCTTGAAGATCTGAACAGCGTTCATTGTCATCCGTGTTCTCACGGATCGGTCAAACGCTTGGGCGTTGATGTTTCTCACCTCCGCTGCCCTTCGCCTGTAGTCCTTGCGAGAGTCGTAATTCTCAGCAATGTCTACGGGTTTGGGAGGTAGAGGTAATTCGACAATAGGGACAAACTTGCCAACTGAGATCTGCTTCTCCAGAAGCGTCTCAGCCACCCCAACGATAAACGGGTTAAGGCGGTAGGCCACCTTCTGAATCTTGTTCAGAAAGGCGATAGGTGTTTCTCCCTGTATACACCCCTGATCGCCCCGGCGAACCATGTCGTGGCCCCGCATGACTTCATTTAGCAGGTAGCCCCCACAGTGGTCTCTGCTCCAATCGTTCGGCTCGATCAGCATGGGCCAAGCCAACGGGCTGAACAGCTCGGCTTGCCCGACTACCTGATCCTTGATCTCTAGAAATTCAGGGGTTGGAGCCACGTAGTTTTGACGTTTGCGTCCCTCTTGGCGCATGTCAGTCATGAACCAATTGGTCGCCTTGCAGACGCAATCCAGCAACCAGCCCCCAAGCTTGATGCGGTTGGCGCGGCCCCAGGCTTGCCAGTGGGGCACGTCGTAGCGGTTCATCAAGGTGCTGATCACCTTCACCTTTTGGTGAGTTCCAATGGAACGGTGCCAGTAGTTGTCTTGCAGGATCTGCAGCAACCCCGGCACCTCCCGCTCGTAGTGCCGCATCATGCACTCCGCTTCCAAGGCCGCCCCGATGGCATCGGTCACGTTCTGGATTTGGGAGCTGGCGGGCTTGACTCCAAACACCTTGTCGAAGGTCACCTTGCAAGCAATGGCAGCGGCCACCTCCGCTTCCACATCCGTGAGGTACTGCTTGATCTCCGCAAAGGCAACCCCAATCTTGCCTTCGTGGATGCGGTTGTTGGTTCCTTCGATCCGTTTGACCACCAACGGAATCAAAGTCTGGATAGACGCTACGCCGTAAACCGACGCACTTGCGTACTCCTTTTCTTCCAATCGTTGCGTGTTGTCCCGTAGCTGCTTGAGGCCTTGTCGGATCTGATCGCGTTCCAATCGGATCTGCTCATCGATCTGAGCCGGTGTGGGCATAGGCGTGAGTGTGAAGAATTGTGTAAGAATTGGACTCGACTGGGCGCCTAATTTGTGCCCAAGTGGAGAGATTGAAAACCCTAATAAAAACGGGAGGTTTCCCTCCCGAAAGTGCCTGTCTAATGCTGAGGTGGATGCTTAACGAACTGTGATTTTGAGTCGAGTCCGTCTACCAATTCCGGCACGCTCCCAAGGGATTCCAGCGATTCTCAACGTTGAGACCGCTTGGGAATTACATGATAGCAGCCGAAATCTCCACTGCTTTAGACGGACCTAGATACGCACGTCGCCTTGCGTGCTGACCCCACCTGTGTTATGGACGTACCGCTCGGTCATGGCCACTGTGGAGTGACCCATGGCGAACTTAACATCCATGATCGGAGAGCCTGCCGCGATGCGCCAGGTGCCGTAGGTGTGGCGGAATGTGTGGAACACATGGGCATCGGTGATGCCATCCACACGGGTCTTGACCACAGACTTCACCGGATTAAATGCCCGGTTGATCTGTTGTCTGTTGATCCAATCCTCTCCAAAGATCAAATCGTTTGCGTCCTTGTGGAAGCACAAACGCTCGGCAAGTTCATGAATCCGCTCTGGCAATTGAACGGTTCGGTAGTTGCCCGTCTTGGTGATGGAGTCCTTCGTACCACCAACGTGGATCAAAGGTACGTTGAGTTTGTAGTCAAAGTCCCGGCGCTTTAGCTTGCGAAGTTCTTGTTGACGCAGCCCTGTGTAGGCCGCAAACAACATCAAATCCGCCAACTTGTGACGCTCGGTCTCCTTGGCGTACCCACACAACTGCTCGACATGCTCTTTGGTGTACCATTCGGTACGGCCCATTGTTTCTGCCTTGCGTGGGATGCGTGGCATCTTGGCAAGCATGTCGTGATCCAAGCACTCCTTAAAGGTGGTGCTCAAGAATGAACAGAACTTGTTGCAGCTGGAATCACTCCAGTTGTAATGGTCCTGCATCTCGTTGATGATTTGCTTGACGTTGAAGTCGTCAGCAATGTACGCAATCGGAATCGCGTCGCTCTCACAAAACTTCTCCAGCTGTTGCATGAAGCGTCTTGCGTTGTGCCCTTGACTGTTCTTCTCTCGATTGAGAGACCACTTGTCATGGGTTGAAAGAGCAAATTGAAACGCGTGCTGAAAGGTCTTGATGGTGGACTTTTCAGGCTTGCGCTCCATTAATTTCTCAAGTCTTGTCGCCATACAGCAATTGGGTGATGTGGTGAACAAGCTGCTCCCCTTTTGGGGTCAGTTTGAGAATCGTTCGGCGGCGATCGAGTGGGTCTACCTCCTTGCTAATCAGGTTCAAGCCAGGCTTGCGAAGCCTGTGAAAACGAGAGAGCCAGTCGGTGTTGCGGCTGCCGCTGGAGGTTGGGAAGTTTAAGTCCTCCTCCAAGGCGACCTTGTGACACTCATTGTGGGAAGCCACGTATAAGAAAGTGGCCACCACTTGAGCTGGCATCTCTCGATCAAGGACACGAATGGCTTCGATGACCTTGAGCAGTCGTTCGATCTGCGGATTGGTGAGTTGTCTTCTGAGTGGATCCATCGTATCGATGACGACAGTCCCATTCTAGTCGCAGCCTACCCAAGTGGACAAGGTGTGCGGCGGAATCTTTCCACACATCCCAAAAGGAGTCCTGATCAATGCCCACGTACAAGGGGCCTAAACACACAAGAGTCATGTATCTGAATCTTCAAGTATAAACGTATCATCCTGAAGTTGCTCTTGGGTTAGCCTTAGAATTTCTTCACTATTCGGATGTTGCATAACGTCCGTGATCAGTTGCTGCAACCGGCGTTCAAAGGTGGTTTCACTCATTGGTGGGTTTCATGGTGAGGTGGTGGATGCTTTCGTGGTCACATACAGTGAACTCAATACCAGGCGTTTTCATTAACTGTGCGACTTTGTTTTCAGCCGCTGAATGACGCTGATAAACGTGTTCTTTAACTGCTCCAGTCTTACAATCGCTCACACGAATGATGCAGCAGACACTAGACGGTAGCTCCCAATTGGCTACCTTCCATGTCATTAACTCTTCAAACGTGTGAGACTCAAACATGTCGTCAGGTGCTTCGTAGTATGAGTCCCAATTGTTGGGATAGTACCGCTTACCATTCATCTCTAAGCTTCACATTTATGAGCTGGTCGTTGTGTTCTTGGGACAGCTCAAGAGCAGACCACGCTGCATCTTCTGAGCTGGGCGCTAGGATGTATCTAGTACCAGAACGCAAGGTAATTTCATACACTTTTGGCACAACAGCAAAAGTCATACAATTACCTTTCATGTGTTTTTATTTGTAGCCTTGGCAGCAGTCCTGCGGCCTTGAGGCTTCTGGATTTCTTCCTTTATCGGTTCTTCTTCCTTAGTCTCTGTTTCGTTTGTGACTGCTTGCTGCAGCACATCCCTGAGTTCTTTGTACTGCGCCGCCCATTGATGTTGGGGAAAGTAATACAACCAACATTCAATCGCGTTGAGAAGAAGCCAACGCTCGCTTTTTTGTTCGGTCATAGGTGGTGAGAAATACGATCAAGACGGTGGATGATGTTGAGCAGTTGTGTCCTTGTGAGAAGGCCACGGTGGAAGTCCTTGAGGAATTGATCCTCTAAGTCCTTGAGTTGCTGGTGGTTAAACCTCATTCGTACTGGTCCAGGTTGGTAACAGGAATGACATCTTGCACCATCTCATTGGGATGGCACATTCCGTCAGCAATACACCATGCGTCCTTGTATGTAGGCGCGTTGATGTACTCCATAGCAGTTGTATAACTGTATGGATTTAGGCCGAAGCTGATTTGATACAACAAATGGCGTGCGTCCTTGTGATGATTGTGAAAGGTTTGGGCACTAAAAAACTCCGGTTTGTGGCCGGAGTTAGTTGTTAGCGTTAGGTGTCAATTGGCACTATGTCGATATAACCTTTAGGGTATCGGTCACAGTATCCGTCGAGCACACTTTCCGCATCTTCGTAGTTATCGTAGCCGTCGAGAATTTCGTTACCTTCCAGGGACCATTTAACAATTGCGTAGTACATGACAGAGAATGGATTGCGTAGGTTAGTGGATGGATTGACTAAGCGTCAGCCAACATGTAGCCACTGAAGAAATCTTCAGTGTCAAACTGTTTGGTGCTTTTATTCCAAACACGAATAAACCATTGACCACGCTTCTGAAATACTCCCTCACCGTCCACACAATGCGCCCAACAAATAGCATTGAGGCGCGACTTGGTGGTTGCTGTTTGATGTTTGCCATCAAAAAGCTGCACAAAGTTGTTGCCAATGCGGGCAATCTTGTTCCCGTAAAGGTACACGGTGGAGATGTTGTCACCGTCTGTCTCGACTCGGGTGTTGTCTAACGACCAGTTGAGACCCTCAGTGATGGCTTCATTCATGAGCCGTTCGATCTTACGCATGGTGCCTCCTTGTGGATTAGATAGCGGAGTGGATGGATTAAGCGTAGCGATGTTCTAGGACACGGAATAACATGTCCTTGGCGTCGGCCACGGTTTTGTAACCCCTAGAGATTGCCTGATTGTCAGATAACACGTACCAGTAGGTACTGTCTCCATCGCTGAGGACCTGGGCCACAACTTGATTGTTGTGGAAGATGTGTTCGTGATACATACCGGAATCGTGTGGGATTCGATTGGATGTAAACATTTTGGGATTTGTGTGATTGTGAAAACTAAACAAATTCGTAGTTGTTTGGATCGTTAGCCTCAGCTTCGATCTCTTCAAGTTGTTTTTCTTCGACCCATTCAATGTAACGATCGAATGAGTCGCTAAAGAGTACAGAGTCGGTTTGCATGGATGCGCCTCCTTTGGTGGTGTTGTTGTGGATAGCGTAGCACAGTGGATGCAATGGGTAAAGGGTGTGGGCTCAGCTGCAGCTGGCCAGGCTGCTGTATGGCCTCAGTCTCGCCCCATCGGAGACTGGCTGCGTGCCCCTATTCTGCTGTCGATGTGCTGACCACTGATGTGATCTGCAGCAATTGTGCCCACAAGTGGATGCAGTCTGCAGCGGATACTGTGCAACTTGCTGCACTGTCACACGACAGGGAGGCGCTACAGATCGAGCCTAATAATTTTGTACTAGTCCAGTGCTGGCCTACGGTTTCCGTGGTAGATCTAGCGTCATTAGCCCCAAAATCACGCTACATCTGGTGTTTCAGGGCCTTCTGGTGACTAGATTATTGATCTAGTAGCACGTTCAGCACCCCCGGCACGGGGGATTGCGGCCCTGTTACACCGCTTATATGCCTTCAGAAATTTTTGTCGGAAAGTGAGCTAGATCTGCTGCACTCTGAGACCAACTCACATCACTGTGATACCTTATTGAGGTGGGGCCGCGTGCTTGCAACACCGACCCCGTGACCAACTCAACCGTAATTGAGCTGATGACCCAAGTCTTACGAGCCCAGGCCAACCTGCAAGCTCTTTCAACAATTGCGACACGCAAACCAGTCCGTGTCACCGCCACTTTGTCGTGGTCAACCTACCAACAACTTGTCAGTAAAAGCACCGAAGAAGGACGAAGCATTAGCAACCTGATGGCGTTCATTCTTGAGACCCATTTATAAGCCTCAGGAAGGCCCCTTAAATTACATTTAGGAGTCAGTGTACCAAGGAGCAGCTAAACGCATCTCAGGGAGGCTTGTAGAGCCCTCTGAGAGCGTTTCTGTATATACAGGAGTCACATAATCAGGTTCCACCTTTTTAGCTTCAGCATGAAACTGCTCAATAGCAGTATCAAGCTCTGTGTCTACCCTCTGATCAATCACCCACCGTTCAATCCAGACCAGCAGACCAAGCAGCAGGTGATCAAACCAAGGGACGCCTTGTTTCCACGTCACATACATTGTGTGGAACTCATTCAACTTAAGTTCTTTTCCCACATTGCCTCACAAACATTAGGAAGGTGTTGATACAGCAGGTCTTGTACTTGACCAGCTATCTGTCCGTGTTCTCTCTGTGTCCCATGGGCAGTCCTTAGGTCGCAGTAATGCAACCAAGACCGAATCGTTCCATTCATGTACAGCTTGGTTGGAGCTGCCAAGGGAAGCACGTCTCTTGCACACTCCTTGGCTACTCCATAGTCCAACATCTGTTGATACAGACGGACACCGGCTGCAAAGTGTTTAGTGATCTCGTAATCAAGGTTAGTCTTAATTACTTCATCTAGATCGTCAATACTGTTCTGTCGGTTCTTTTGATCTTGACGCCGAAGGGAAGGACTACGGGGAATCTCTTCTACTCGTGCGTACCGTTGGGAGAACTCTTGAAAGGAAAAGCTCCGATGCCGAAGGATTTGTGCTGCTATAGACCGAGTAGTTTCTATTTGAACACACATGTTCACCATCTCAAAGGGAGACCAGTGTTTGTGTTCAATAAGGTATCTAATTAACCTAGCACTTGTCTTAGTGTTGGTTTGATTAGATGGATTAGATACTCTTGCCATATAGGCAATAAGTTCTTCTGCATCAGGGGTAATGTGAATCAGTGTTGCTTGGTGGTTAGCAGACATACTGTCTAATTAGTGATATAAGTGATGTCCCTTCCAGGACATCCGGTATATCCGGAATTAAGTTCTTGAAGGGAGTGAGTTAAAGGTGGTACTTTTTAGATGTCCATTCCCAGGGACATAGTAAAAGGGGAAGATTGTCTTTGTTTGACTTGTCTTCCCCCGTACAGGAGTTCCGGTCCACCCTTCCATCCCTCCTGTATACACCCCTGATCGGTCTTAAACCCAGGTGGGGACTGAACTTTTGGAATTACCTCTGGCTTGTCTTTTTTGGTCTAGAGACATCCCAAGGACGATGTGGTTGGTCTCGCATTGGGGGTCGTCGATGAACCCTTGCAGCATGTCGCTCCACTCCTCCATCTTCCGTTGTTTGACGACCTCCATGGCTGAGATGCCCATGGCGTCAGTGAAGTACTTGACGCCTTGTGCAAGGGAGTCCAGGCGGTCGTCGTGTTTGATGGCGTATTTCTCCCGGCACATCCGACTCATCTGATAGAACAGCATGTACAGGAGTCGTTTCTCTGGAGCTTCGTCTTTATTAGAGGCGTAATCCCACTCCACGACACCACGATCAACGATGAGGCGGTGTTGGTTCATGATGGGTTCTAGGGCATCGATGATGCGCTCTTCTTTACGGACGGTAGCCCGGACTTCTTCAACACCGATGTTTTGTTTGGTTTGTTGAAGGTGTTTCTTGAATAGTTCTGCAACGATGCCATCACCAAAGTTGGTCTCGATGACAAGCTTGGTGACGTTGTACTTCTTGCAGCCTCTAAGGATGTCAAGAAGGGTGGTGTCGGAGTAACCGTCTCTGTAAGCACGGATCTCGTGGACGTACAGGAAGCCGTTCTTTTGGCTTATGTAGGTGGCAGCTGTTTCGTCTGTGCCTCGACCTGACGGGTCAACGCTGCATATCGTTTCATCGTACGCACTCCACTCTCCCTGAAGCTGCATCGGGGAGTAGAAATAATCACCCGGTAAGCCAACCGTAGGCAGATCCTTGAGCACATTACGAGGATCACTGCACCACACAACAGAATCCGGCGCTTGAGTTGGGTTAACAGCGGTAACGATGAGGTCTTGGAACTTAAGTGGGAACTTTTCTGCATCACTAAGACTCGTATCAAGCATGAACTGGAGCATGAAGTTGCTCCGACCCATAGCGGCTTCCCGTTCCAGCAGGTCTTCATGGCTGAAGCGGTCTGGATCCGTAATACCCCACGCTTCAGCACCGGAATCGATGTCCTCTTGAAGTTGAGGGGCGATCAGTCCTTCGTATTGGGACAGCTTGCGTGGGTATCGAGCAGGCCACACAAACGGACGGTAGTTCCGTTCAGCCAGCTTGCGGTAAATGGTAAAGGTGGTCTGGGGTGTACCAAGGTACATGATGCGGGAGTCTTCCTTTGGGGTCAGGATCGACTCGGCCTCTGTACACAGTTGAAGAAGCTTTTCTCGCATCATCTCCGTCATGGAGTTACCAGGCACCTCCACGTCATCAAGAATCATCAGGTCAGCACGAGAACCCGTGAGCTGACCCGTAATGCCGACTGATTTGACGGACGGTGCCTGGGACGGAGAACAGTTCACATCAAAAGAAATCCGAGACCACCGGGCATCGTCGCTTTTAGGACGCAGGTGCACCAGCCACGGGGTCTCGATGATTAGCTTCTGGAGAAAGATAGACATGTTATCTGCCCGCTCTTTGGAAGCGGAGATAATCATGATCTTCTTTTCTGGGTTGTTGAACAGGGTCCACAACACAAAGGCTCCCGTGATCCAGGACTTACCAACACCCCGGAACGCTTGGATCTGTAGTCGCTTTGGTCCGTGCTGCAGGTAATCTGCAATGGCGTATTGAGCGCGGGTTGGAGAGGGCAGATCTAACTGCCCCCAGAGAGCCTGTAGAAAGAGCTTGAAATCTTGCTGTAGGGACTCAATCACGGAGACCCCCCTAGGAGCCTCTGTACGGCGTTTTATAGGCATTATGATAGAATGTACCTGAGTGGATAAATAACGACCTTCCAGGGGCTCCTAGGGGCCTTAGGCGTGATGTATAGCCAAGTGGATAGTTTGCTTACGCGCTTTTCAGCTTTCCAAACGACATGCCGTACTTGGAGTACTGCTTGTTAAGGCGATCAAGTTCACGTTGAGCCGCCGGACCACCTTGCTTTTTGAGGGTGTCGGCATAGTCCCGCAGTTGTTGACGGTCATCAGGTGTCATCTGAGCAAGCCGTGTGCCGTTGGCGGTTTGTCCTTTGGACGGACTCATCGGCTTGTCTTTGAAGTAACGGCCAGCGTCAGCTTTTGATGCGGCTTGATCGATCTTCAGGCTGTCCTTGACGCCTTCACCACCAGACTTGGAAGCAGCCTTTGGTTCTTGCTTGGGTGCTTCTTTGGCAACCGTTGGAGCATCAGCCCGTTGGCCCGTGGCCTGATCAAGACCCATTTCCTTGCGGAAACGGTTCAGCAGGGGGTTACCAGAGCCACCAACCTTGTCTCGGTACTCCTTAGAGCCTTGGTACAAGCCCTTACCGCCATCGCGGTAGGTCTCGCTTGCTTTGGGTGCAGGCTTGGAGGGAGTGCTGGCTTTGGCCTTGGGAGAGGGGTTGCGGACAGCCGTAGTGGGCTGCTGGCTAGCACTACGAACAGGACGTGCAGGTTGCTTCTCTGCAGGCTTTGCGGCTTCGGAATCAGTGAACTTCGACTTCTCTTTGCCAGGAACGTAGCGACCGTCAGAACCAGGCTTAGAGGGCTTGGGTTTAGCTGAACTGTTTGAAGTGCCAAGACGCCCTTCTTGCAGTTTGGTTAGCAGGTCATTGCCACGCTCAGGGTTGACAACCTCGTATTTCCTCCGGCGTTGTGCATCCGTCAACCGAGAGTCATCAGCAGCATTAATAATGCCAAGTGCAATTGCAGCAGCATTACCTTTGCCAAATGCTCCGCCAAATCGAGACGGCTTTGCAGGCCTGCCAGTGCGAACAGACGATGACTTTGTACCTTGAGCAGCCCTCTCAGCTTTTGCTTGGGCGGCTTCCATGCGACTTGCCGTTGCAGGGCGGCTTGTCCCAGGCCGTTGAGGACGTGCCGCAGGCTGAGGGCCTTGCATCCCCGGCAGGCGCCGGTTTTCAGGAACAGTTTGACCAGCGGGAAGCTGAGGACGACCTACTTCACGAACACGTACGGGTTCAACACGTTGTCCAGATCCTTGCCGTTCACCCCACGGCTGACTGGAGTTACCCACACGGTTTTGTCCTTGGCTGCTTTGCGGAAGCTGCCGCCGGGGACCCGTGCGAGGTGCGGGTTCAATTGGAGACTTTTGTGTGCGTTGGCTATTAAGTTTTGCCTGCTGACGAGACCGCATACTGCCAGGCTTTTGCTTGGCTTTATTTTTAAGTGCCATTATTAGTTAATGTGAGAAAGAATCATCCCTTCCCGGGATGGATTAATGCCAAATGTGCTCCTCATCCATTGGAGCCAATTGTTACTACCTTTTGCCTGATTACACTGCCAGCAGCTGGGTACAAGATTTGATGTAAGATCTTCCCCGCCAAGACAACGAGGACGTACGTGGTCAAGTGTAAGTTCATGTAATTCATAAGTTTCTCCGCAATAAACGCATTGACAGTTGAAGTGTTCCTTAATGGCTCTTCTCCAGAGCCTTTTTGCTTCTGGACTTGTCATCGTTATTAGGTTTTGGAGGTAGTGATCAGGCGTAGGTAGTAACGGGGTCATGCGTACTTCTGGCCAGTACGAGGTCTGCGACGGTTAGCTGAGGGGTTTTCAAGCTTTCCCTTTGCTGGACCTGTATGGGAGGCATCCTTTCCGTCACCGTTCCCGTAGGTGCCAAGCTGTCGGTTCAGCTTGTTGGCATTTGTACGGATCTTTAGACCGTTGTTGGTTTTGTTGTATTTGGATTGCTGCTTTTGTCGGCGTTTACGTGCCTCAGGATTCTTTTTGTAGTACTCAGACGTGCTTTGAGCCATACAGCCTCCGTTGAACCATTTCGGGGTCTACTTTGGGCATCACAGACGCCAACTTATCCAAGGGGTTACCGTCATAAGCAACCCCACTAATGTCATTCTTGGCAAGCCAGTCACACGCAGCCTTAAGGTCTTGTGTGCTGGCTTCACCCGATTTAATGCGTTGGAGAAACTCAGTTGTTACGAGGTTATGAAGCTCGTTAAACATGTCCTCCGTGGCTTTCTTTTTATTAGCCATGACGCAGTGCAATTTGATCTAGTTTGTTTTCAATCCTGATCATGTGGTCTTCCATCTTTTGAAGAGCATGAGTCAGTTCATGGCGAGGGACGTACTTCTCAGCAATACGAAGTTCCAGGCCATCAATGCGTTTGTCAATCAAATCCATACGGGAAGAGGATTTGCTATTGAGAGCAGCAACTCCTCCTCCAACGCCAATAATGAGAGAGAAAACTCCTGTAATGATTGCTTCAATCATTCTGCTCCATCAAACGAATAAGCTTTTGAGGATAAACAGGATCGGTGGCGTATCCTTCACGCTTCAGTAGATACGCACAGTCTTCACGACTGGTTGCACGATTCACTCCTTTGTAGCCTTTGTAATCTTTGTACCACTGGGTAACCAGATGATTTACGCAGTCAAATGGAGTTGCAAAGTCCATAAACGCAGCCTTTATTGTCACTGGACCGTTGCCGTAGTCTTCCCAGGTGGTCTTAACCGTGCCTGGACCTTTGATACCAAAGAAGTTGTTCTTACCGCTCAGGGCGGTGCCATACGCAGACTCAAGTGCCCATTGGGCTGCCACAACTTCAGGAAACTTGGCACCAGCTGCAGCAGCAGCAGCTTCGATGCCATCCCATGTATTACTAAACTGCTGCTTGGGAGGTTCAGCGGGAGGAAGTCTCCACAGTTGAACCCACTCCTGAGAATCAGAGAGACCCTCCTTACCCAAGAGTTTCTCAAGGGCTTGGAGGGCTTTGATTTGATTGGGCAGACCTTTGTAGTACTTGGCTACGTCAGTCAGCCGGATACTCATTTGAAGGTATCCTTAAGTTGTTGGAGTTTGTCGTCCTCTTTACGCAGAGGCTTCAGGGCGTTGATACCAGCAAGAATGATTTGGACAACGCTATTCGATTTCAGTTTGCTGTTGCCAATTACTTCGGAGGCAACGAACAGGCCAAGGAAAAGCAGGGTCTCGTAGGAGACTTTAAGGCCAAGAATGGTAAGCATGATACTTATGTGGATAGATTAGGCAATGCCTAAAAGTGTTTTTAGTTCGTCCACCGTCAGCCCACTAGCGGCCAGCTTTTCAGCAGGTGTCAGCTCGGGTGCAGGCTCGGGCTCGGGGCGAGATTCGATCTCCGCGATTTCTTCGGCGGTCAGTTCGACGATTTCCTGCTTGCCGGTTTGTACGTCAACAACGATGCGATGCATGGTTTAGCCCTCGTAAAGGATGTTGATCGACCCGGCGTCAAAGGTGTCGGTGCCGTTGACGGTGGTGATACGGACGCGATCTAGGGTGGCTGACAAAGATTTAGCGCCAGCGGTCACATACATTGCTGCTATATCAGATGATCCGACTGAGCCAGAAGCCGACCAGGTATTAGTTGCTAAATTTAAAAGCGTAAGTGTAATTGATCCGCCAAAAACACGAGTAGCACCCCATTGTCCCGTACTGACACCTATGCCAAATCCGGTCGTAAAGTTAGCTGTTCCAACACTTGCGACGATAACAGAATTAGAGCAAATGTATCCCGTAGTTTCTATGCCTCCTGAGTCACCTATTTGAATCTGGGGGGCACTTGTGCCGTTTGTACTAACGCCATCAAACATCACCGTCACCCGCTTGACCCAACTCGGGATGCTGGTGAAATCAATCGACGTGCCACTAGTCGAAGCAGCGGATGTGCCCGACTTAATCGTGCCTTGAATTGTGGTGCCGGTGATCGTGGTGCTGCTGAGCGTGGCAATCGTGGCGCTACCGTCTGATGCAAGGACGATGTTGTTGCCGCTGGCGCTGGGGTTCTTGAGGTTGGTTGTAGATAGCGTGCTCATGGGGTCACCTCCAGGGCGGCGGGGTA